AGCCATGCAGCACTCGTCTTGCTGCAATCATGCTTCCTGTGATCATCGAACATGGCGCGGCTAAACGCATACATCGGGGGGACCGACGCGTACCTGTGGCCGAGTTCGATGGCATATCTAGCCATTGTGCCGTGATATTCATCGTCCGAACACTCAGTTGTCATCCAATCCTTCTCTGCCAGCAATCGCTTGATGGGCGGCGCCGCGACCAATTCTCCGTCCGTAGTGAAAGCTGGTTTGCCGTCAACCATCAAGGCGCGCTCTCCGACGAACTCTAAATAATCGTCGCCGGTCTGGTTCACGCATCTCAATTTCGATTTCCAGCCCCACCGCGTGAAGAAAGCGGTGATGTCGTCAACGGGTATCTTCTCCTCCAAAGATCCCGCCGTGTCGTCCCCTTCAAACGCCAATCGAGCGAGGTACTGCTTGCCATCCCTCGCTGAGGTGTAGAAGAAGTTCTTGCCCGCGGAGCGCACCCATTTCAAAATGCTGACTTGAACGTGCGACCCGGTGAAAGCAGGCGTGCCCTTCACGCTTTCTTGCCCGCCGGCCGCTGATAAGAAGGAAAACCACGCTAGCACGTTTTGAAGCCAATTGCCCGATGAGGTCAATCTATCGCCGCTCTCGCGCATGGGCCGAGGCAATTTAAAAGTCACCTTGCACGTCGCGCCCGCGGCGTCGCTGAAGCTCATCGACCAAGTGGCCCGTTTTGTCCTGGCCGACGCGACCCTCTCAAAAGTCGCCTCCCCTATGTCCGCCAGGTTGAGCTTTGAGGCCACATGATTAATAATGTCAAGCTCGGCCTCCTTCAATTTCTCACTCACGCCCAACTCAAACGCTGTCAAATCGTTTTCAACGAGTGCCGACGTATTCTTCAATGAGGTGAAATTGTTGAAGAGCTCTACTAGCGCCTTCGTCTTCTCGCGGCCTTTGATGTTCGAAAACTTCATCTTGGCCACCACGTGTTCGTAGACCCATGCCACCTTGGCTAGTGGGACCAACCGCTTGGGTCCATGATCTGCGATTGGTCGTGGCTTTGGTTTTGCCGAGACCTCCTTCTTAACGAATGCCTTGACCACCGTCGTGAACTCCGTCCCAGTGGCCATCGCTTCTTTCAAGCAGTCCTCCTCGGCCTGCTCGCGGCGCTTGACACTCATCTTCTGAGGGAAGGTGTCGGTCGTTTTCTCAAAGCCTTGCAGAGCCTCGCGGATGTTCGCCTCGGTGAATAAATGGGCCTTGAGCCCTTCCACCACATCTTTGAAAACATCCTGCTCCGCTTTGAACGGATTCCACTCGCCAACGAAAACGTTGCGCATGGCCTCCGAGGCAATGAGGTTATCCGGGCTGTTGGAGAAAATCTGTTTGTTGGACTCCGAGACCTGCGGAAACCTCGGCCTCGCGTCTCTTGGTCCAACTTCGACCCCCTCCAAGAGCACGGCGGTGTCTCCGATTTTAACGTCGGACTTGACCTCGCCTTCAGCCTTAACTTTAGACTCCTCCGGCACGGTAACAGAATCCAATCGTCCTCCCTCTACGTGAGCTCGGGCGAGCGCTTCCTGTTCCGTCGTGCGTATTGCGCGCTCGAGATTCTCACCAAGCGCGTCTTTCTCCTCCCCTTTACCCGGCTTCTCCCCCAGGGGTGGGACATTGGGAGGGTCGGCGTCACCAGTCCCGGGTGTGCCGTCTTTATTTTCCGCCTTGACAACGGGCGGTTCGGTGCTCGGTGCGATCTGCCAATGAGTGCCGCGTATCACGCGTAAAAAGAAAAACAAAAAGAAATACATGTACGGGACGTTCTCGGCCTCGTCTCGGATGGCCTCAATGCCGACTCGTAACAAAGCCCGCTGTCGCCCGTCTGAAATCTTTGAGTTTCTCATTCCGCCGACCAACTGGGCCAGTTGCAGCTCTGCATTGGCAGCTTTCGTGCCCCACCACCTGCTCGCCGTACCCAAATTCACGAGATGAGTGGCATCATTGACGAGCTGCGCTGGCACGTATACTTTCTTCAGGACGCGCTTCCTTCTCCACGCGGGAACGCCCGCGTCGCAAGTAGTGCATCCTACGGATACGGCCATCTGGCGGTGGAAGCATGATTCACCGTTCGAAGTGGACAACTCTTCGAACGATTGCGCATCGCACTTCGCACATGGCGCCCTTCGATTAACACCAAAAAGCACCATTCTGCAGCGTAGTCAAGCTTTCGCTCTTGAGGGTTGCAGACGAGCCCTCCCACCTTGGTATTGTTTCTCTCAGTATCAGTACGTCCGATCACCTTGAG